TTGCCACAATATCAGCTAATTTATTGTATTTGCCTAATTGAATTTTTGATGTTTCAGCATTTTTTCTTAAGTCGCCTTCTTGAATTTGATTAATTAATTTTTCAGTAACACCTGAGAATGCTTTTTGACTTTGATCTCTAGCGTCAACTTTAACATCAACCGTTGTGCCTTTTTTCTCAAACAAACGACCCAAAGCATCACGTCTCATAACTTCAGGTTCTGATAAGTCATTACGAGACATCAAGCCAACGTATTCAGATTTTAATTCTGCTTCTGTTGGAGCCTTTGGAGTTTGTAAAGCATAATCTTGCTTATATTTTTCTTCTAATACTTTGTCTTGGACTGAAGTTGGTAAAAGACTCAATCCTTTAAATTTAGGATCAGATGCTTCTAATTGAGCAATATTAGCAGAACGAGTTTCTTTTGCTTTATTAGCGTCAGCTAATTCTTTAAATTTAATGTCATTAGTAACGCCACCGGCTAATGTGTTAAAAGGTGTTTTAGCAGATTCCATACCCATCATATAAGCTTTGCCTAAATAAGGAGCAGCACTCCCGGCACCTAAATTTTTAGGTTGTGCAAGATAAGCGGCACCTGTGGTTAATAGTCCACTTACCAAAGAATCACGCTTTGCCTGGTCAATATCTGTTTGACTTAACAAATTGCCGTATTCAGGGGTTGTTAATTTTTCAAGATATTTTGGGGTTCGGACACCAAAGATATTGATGTCTTTAAATAAATCAGAGAATGCCATTTTTAGTCCTTATTAAAAAAACTTAGGTTTATTACCACTTCTTATTGGATTGATTACAAGTAAATTGCCTGTCGAGGGGCTAACCTGACGCTTTTGAATTGGTGGCAAGTTTGGTGTGGAAACTAATGGTCGCTCATCTTGTGGCACCATTAAGCCCTGGGCAGCTGCCATTCCGTAGTCCATCATTTTATCCTCGTCCATAACTTCAAAAATACTCTTAGGTCTTTCGTCTATAACTCCACCACCTGTTAATGAAGGTAATTTGTCTGTGTCTGTTGGCATATATCCACCACCTGTTTCACCTGAATATCCACCAGCTAATTGTGGGTCAATAGATTCTGTAACAGCCTCCGGGTTAAAGTTTGGATATTTGCCGGGTGCAGTTCCGACATTTCCAATAGAAGAATCAATAGCACCAACTCCCATACTACTAGGATCAGCCACTACATTATTCATTCCGATATTTGCCGGGTCTAATATGGTGTCGCCACCTAATAATGTTGAATAACCACCATCTGTTATAGGTTTTGATGTTGATAATCCAGCTGCTGAAGCACCCCCTGTGGCAGCCGAACTAGCTCCACCGGCAGCAGCATATCCACCTGAGCCTAAAGATGGCGTCACGGCTCCCGTAGCCCCCTGTATGCCCAAGTCTGATAGACCTGAACCAAGGTTAAACAGTCCACCTTCTGTAAATCCTGAACCAAAGCCTTCTGCTCCACCAAATGCACCACCTGATAGACCACCTAACGCAGCACCTTTTAATGGGTCGCCACCTGTAGCTAAGGCTCCAACGGCACCAATTCCGGCACCAATTAGAACGGGAGCACCCATTATTTACCTCCACCTGATGATGTAGTTTGTGTAACTTGACCTGTCGGTGCACCGTATGCAGCCGATAAGTAAGATGATAGTTTAGTGTAAGGTTTGTTTTCCTCAAACTCGTATCTAGCAATATCTGCTTCTAATGCTCTTTGCTGGTAGTCCTCTGCTGACTGCCCGACGTTCATTAATTGCTGAATATCTGCATAATCTGCCTGGGCTAAAGACGGAGCAGCGTTAATTGCAGCTTGCTGTGCAGCACGTTCAGCCCCGTAGTTTTGGAACATTAGACGTCCACTTTCCTGGGATAATGCATTAGCTAAATTTTGCTGTGCTCTACCCTCTTGGTCAAACATAGCAGCTGAACCATATCTTCCAGCTTGTGCAGCACCACTTCTAGTGTTTTGCAATGCATCATAGTATTTTTGACTAGCAACATTTGCTGCCCCGGACATTGCCTGTGCTAAATAAGGGTTATTACCCAAATATTGACCTTGTATTGTATTCTGAAGTTGGTTTTGAGCAGCCGGCAATAATGGGTTACCAGCCAATGCTCTTTGTTGTGCAGCCATCAATCCAGCTTGTGTTTGTGAAGATGGGCTAACATAAGTTTGACCCGGATAATAGTTTGGAGTGTCTGTTTGGTAAAGTGCTTTTGCTTCCTCTAATCCGTACTTTACAAAGGGACGAACTGTAGGATCCAATTGCTGTGTAGTTTCAGACGAGCCGCCACCTCCACCACCACCTTTAAACAATTGTCTACCCATTTTGCCATTGTCGATAGATTGGTTTCCATCTAATTCAGGAAAGTAATCATAAATCATAATTTATACTCCATTAATGTATATTTAGGTTGCATACCCCATTTAATTCGCCATAATCTGACGATGCCGGGCAACTTAGTGGATCCTTGAACTTTGGTTCCACCATTGTTTTTTACCCATGTTAAAAATTGATTCCAACATTTTTTGTTTGTTATACCACCAATATAAGTGATATAAGCCACACGGTCATTTGGATACATGACCCATTGAATCGTAAAAGCACACTCGCATTTATCATCTTCAGTCATAACTAAAAGCAGCGTTGAATTGCCTTGAGATACAAACTGTCTTAGCTGATCTACAGTAAATTCACCGTTTCCTACTTCTAATGCTTTTGATAAATGTGGTTCAGCAAGATGCCAAAATTGATGGACATGAGTTGTCGGGACTATAAATAGATTGCTCTCCATTACCCGATTATAACATAAGCATATTTCACGTCACTAGTATCGTTTGCAAAATGACTAACAGTTGCCGTGCCATTTGTTTGTGCAGATACATAAACATTATCCATGCTATATGGTGCTATATATGTAATATTTATTTGTGCAGATGGTATAGAAGGTCTTGTATAAGGTGTTGTTGATGCAGCATAATGCTCTAAAGAAACATTAGAAGAAGATGTTGCTCCAGCTATTTCAATATAATCACCAGCGTTTAAATCTAATACATGACTTGCTGTCCCAGTTAAATGAGATGGATCACCATTTGATTTTCTAGCTGGTAAACCAAATCTCTTGCCTGAGTCAGTAATATCACTGCCATTGACTCTAAACCATACATCAGCATATTCTGCATCGTTATTAGCGTTTGCTAATTGCAAAGAAAATAATGTTTTATATATGCCATCGTTTCTAACATATATTCTTGATGTATTGACTCCATCTAAATACATTCCATTTAATTCATGTTCTGTAGTCCAATCTACAACTGCCGTATTACCAACACTAGGTGCTAACTGATCAGTATTTTTAGTAAATTCACCGTATGGGGCTGTTCTGTTTTCTGCTAAATCACTAAACGGTAATAACAGTATTTTAGAATCAATACTAATACGTTCGTCGTTTATAGTTGTAGTATTTGTCCAGCCGGTAGATAAATTAAATGTCCCGGTGTTGTTTAACTTACCATTTAATATTGTATTGGTAATTTCAGCAATTTCACGAGTTGTAGCAAATTCAGGTTGTAATCGTCTGAACTGCATTATCTAATTCCTCCGGGCTTCATTTCAATATCAATTGAAACAGCATTTTTCCAGTTGCCTGTTGGCTTTACTTTTATTCGGTGATATCTGCCACGACTTCTAACAGCCGCTCTTCCTTCGCTTGATGTAGTTGACTTAACATCAAATATAATAGGATCACTAAGTTCTTTGCGAGAAGCAATCTCAATATCAGCAGAGCCTTCATCAATTTGTGGTCTAACAAGCATAATAAAAGAACTGTATCCATCTTCGATATCAGGAGTAATTAATTCAGAATCATAATTTGATCCTGTAAATGTTACAATTTTTTTATCTTTAAACCCGGCAAATAAGAATTTACCACCAATCCATAAACGATCATCCAAAGAAGCCGGTAAAGTATCTATATTTGTATATCCAAGATTAGTTTCTAATGATTCTAATGTTTCACCTGTTGTTGTTACAGAACTACCAATTCCATTTGTATCAGTTGTGGCACGTGACCATTTACTTAATTGCCAATTATAAATCAAAATAGAACGACCACCACCAACGTTAGCATAATTCCATACTACTAATTTTCTAATAGGGTCAACAGAAGCTGACATTGTGTCAATATCTGTTAATAATGCATCGTTAAAGAAAAAACGATCAACCTTTTCAGTTCCTATTCCGGTAACTGCGTTGCCATCACACATATAAAAACCGTCATCAGATAAAAAGAATGTTAAGTTGCCGTATTGAGTAGCAGAATTGCCTTCTAAACAACCTAAACCTCTTGATATAACGTCAAATTGCCAAAATAACGGTGATCCTATATATGAAGCCCTTACAATTGATTTCTCAAGAAGTATTAATGCAAACTCGCCACCACTCAAGGCTTGAATATTTCCACCATCAGGAATAAATTGTGAATCAGCCTGGCTTGTTGATCCGGGTAGCCAATAATTTTCCTGGTTGATATCAGACCATTGAACTTTGTTAGGTTCTAATCCAGCATTAATATTTGCAGCAAATACAAAGTCCCGGACAACTGTTACATATTTTGCAATAGGTGCATTAGTGTCCAGGTCGCTAAAAGCTGAATCAGCACCAATTGTCCATTTTTGTAATTTAGATTGACCATTTGCAGCTATAACTGTTTTTCCAAATTGAGTGAATTTCCATTCTTTGCCGCTATATCCACCAGCTTTTGAAACATCATCTAAACTAAGGTCAGTAGCATTTAATTTATGTATTGCTCCGTCAGTTCCACAAAATATAACAACCTCTGCACCATATTTACCACCAAAAACAGTGTTTAAATCATAAATGCCTGTGGCATCACCTGAAAAATTAACAGAATTTGGAAACGGAGCATAGCCAACTGAAGTAGGGTAAACATTTTTAGCGTCTACCAAAACACC